ATTTGGTAATTTAGGTACAGCTTTTAATTCTTTATTTATACCTTGAAATTTAAATACTTGTGCATTATAGAAATCTATTACTGCTTCTAATGCATTAGTTATTTCTTTAAAAATTCTTATTTGTTCAAAACTTAAATTATATTTTGTAGCAAGTTCAGCTTCTGTAACTTTATATTTAAAAGTACCATCTACATTTTGTGTATTTAGTTTCTCACCATTTGCTCTAGCTTCAGCCATTTTATTAGCTTCAACATTAATAAACGCATCTGCAATTTGTTTAGCTTTTGCAGGTTCTTTATTCATTAAAATTTCAAATCTAGTTAATGCAGCACCATAGCTTTTTTGAGTAATAAATGCTCTTCTTGCTGTAATAGTTGCACCTAGTGCATCTAATGCACTTTCATTTCTAGCTATATAATCTTCAAATGGTTCACCTTCTTCTCGTCTTCTTAATAATTTACCATGTTCTCTAGGTACTAATTGAGTATCATATAACAATCTGTTAGCATCTATCTCAGCTTTTTTAAGATATCTTGTTACAGTATCATTAGTCCATTTAAATAAAGGATAATCTTTACCAATAAATTTTCCTGGTTTTAAAAATACAGCAGCTTTATCCATATAATCTGAAGTCATATCTCTGTACTTAGCAGTACCATCAGGATTAATTAATTCATATTTTATTTCTTTAGGTCCTCTTAGATCTGCACCTAAAACTGCTGGTGAATATTGTTGAGTAGTATATAAAGCTTTATGATGTGCTATTAAAAATTCTTGTGAGTTTAATACTTCTCGTCTAAGTCTATCTACTTCATTGGGATTTTTAATTTGTTTAGCTTTTTCTTCACGAGTTAAAGGTTTAAACTCTTTACCTTCTGCTTGTAACTCTTTTTCTATTAATTCACCAAAAGTCAAAGCAGCTTCCATTGAACTTGCTAAACCACCCATTGCACCAGCTAAAGC